CATTGCCGTTGATGGCGACATTGATGCATGGACTGACGAAACTACCACAACGTCTGCTAATACAAAATTGGTCAGACGTCTTACAAAAGTTGATTCAACCAACCTTTATTTGTATTTTAGCTCGACCATCGATCTTCGAGCTACTGCCAAAGACGGTGCAGGTTCTTTGACTCTTGAATTTCCTACCACAGATAAGTTTGGTATTGGCGGAGCTATTGGTTCTGTTGTCGGTTCGGATCCCTGGGGCCTTGAAGAGCCACAAGTTCAAACCGGAAACACAGGCAGCACCGGTGCGAAAAATGAAATCCCTGAAATTGACATCAAGGTCGACAGTGTAGCAGTTACAGCACAAACCAAAAAGCTCAAAGCTAAATGGTCTCCAGAACTTGGTCAAGACTTGAATGCTTATCATAATTTGGACGCAGAAGTCGAGTTAACAAGCATTCTCAGTGAACAAATTGCACTTGAGATTGACAGAGAAATTCTCCAAGATCTTGTCAATGGTGCAACTGCTGGGACTTATTACTGGTCAAGAAGCCCGGGCATGTTCCTTAATCGAGTAACCGGTGCCGAAGTTGGAGCATCCGCAAAAGCTCCTGACTTTACCGGTACTGTGTCTGAGTGGTATGAGACGCTTGTTGAAACAATCAACGACATCTCGGCTCAAATCCACAGAAAGACACTGCGCGGTGGAGCAAACTTTGTTGTTTGTTCTCCTGAAGTTGCAAACATCTTGGAATTCACTAGTGGTTTCCGAGCTTCTGTGACAGCTGATGTTGATAGAGGTACCATCGGTGCTTTGAAAGCCGGCTCTTTGAGCAAGAAATGGGATGTCTATGTTGATCCTTATTTCCACAGGAACCTGCTTCTTGTCGGACGAAAGGGTTCGTCTTTCCTCGAAAGTGGATATGTCTATGCCCCGTATGTTCCACTGCAAGTCACTCCGACCATCTTCGGTGTTGAGGACTTCGTGCCGCGTAAAGGCGTCATGACCCGATATGCCAAGAAAATGGTTCGACCTGACCTTTATGGTCTCGTTGTCGTTCGTGGCCTGCTTGGTGAAAGCGGCGGTAGCTAATAATATCAGCAGCCTAATAAATTGTTGATTGTTTGAAGACCTCAAGTTTCTTATGAAGCTTGGGGTTTTCTTTTATCTAAAACTAATTAGATCATCAGGAGGTACATATGAATGGCTTTACCAACACTGACGCCTGTCAGCAACAGCAGCAAAACAATATTGCCGGTGACAGGCGCAATTGCAAATGTAACCGCCACAGCTGTGCCTTTTGGAATGTATCTAAATTCAACAGATTTCTTGTCTGGAGCGGCAACTCAAGTTGCTTATACGTACAGAAAGCTTGGCGGCGATGTATTAGACATTGAAATAACCGAAGAACAAGTCTATACAAGCTACGAAGAAGCCACCCTTGAATATTCCTATATTGTTAACATTCATCAAGCCAAAAACTCTTTGGGCGATTCATTAGGAAGCAGCACAAGCTCTTTTGACCACAAAGGTGAATATAAAGCCGGCACATTATCATCCAGTTTGAGCGGCGGAAACGTGGCTCTAAAGTACACCAAGTTCGGATATGGGTACACACGTAGGTTTGGTGATGCAGCGGCCACAGAAGCCACGATAGGTGGCAATATGCCGATGTATTCAGCAAGCTTCCAATTGGAAAACAGTGTTCAAGATTATGATCTTCAAGCAGCCATCTCTTCCAGTATTGCTTCTGGAACGTTGCCATCAACACTCGATCCAAAAAGAAGAATGCTGATAAGAAGGGTCTACTATATTTCTCCCAGGGCAATGTGGCGCTTTTATGGCTATTATGGCGGTATAGGAGCTATTGGTAATTTAAGCACATATGGACAATTCGCAGATGATTCAACATTTCAAATTGTTCCAGTCTGGCAAAACAAAGCCCAAGCAGCCGCTTATGAAGAGGCAATAAGAACTAGGACATCGCAGTTTTCATATCAAATACGAAACAACAATATTAGAATATTTCCCATTCCGCCCAATCTGTGGGCAAAAAAGAAGATGTGGTTTGAATTCACAATGGAAACAGATGCTTGGGAAGAACAAGCAGATAGAAAAACAGGTGTAGACGGTGTCAACAACATGAACACATTGCCATACGCCAATATTCCTTTTGAAAGCATTAACTCAATTGGAAAGCAGTGGATCCGGCGTTTTGCGTTGGCCCTTGCCAAGGAGATGCTAGGTCAAATCAGAGGAAAGTTCAGCACTATACCAATTCCAGGAGAATCTGTGACGCTTAATCATAGCGAACTTTTGGGCCAAGCTAAAGAAGAGCAAGACAAACTGCGAGAAGAGCTTAAAACTATTCTTGACGAAATGACTTATGCCAAACTAATTGAATTAGATGCAGCTATGTCAGATAATGCTCAAAAAGTGTTTACAAGTGTACCAAATACTATCTTTATAGGATAAACAGACAGCTATGTCAGATCAAAACAAGTGGTCGCAGCCCGATGCTCCGCCACCACCAATGTTCTTTAATCAAAAAGAACGCGATTTGGTAAAACAAGTCAATGACGAACTTATAGAAAGAGTCATTGGCCAAACAGTACTGTATTATCCCATAGATCTAGAGCTAACTGAATTTCATTCGCTTTATGGCGAATCACTTCAAAAAAACTTTTTGGCGCCTGTGAGGGTTCATGCCATGGTAAAATGGGAAGGCCAGGCAACAACAGCAACAAATTTTGGAATTGATCGTTTGCAAACAATTAATATTGCATTTCACAAAAGAAGGCTCACTGAGGATCAAGATTTGTTTGTTCGAGAAGGCGACTTTGTACTATATGGCAAACTATTTTATGAAATTGTTACTTTGCAAGAACCAAGATGGCTCTTTGGCCAAGTTGACAAATCTTTCGAAATAGGCGCAAAATGCATTAGAGCAAGAGAAGGGACATTCAATGCCCAATGATTATAAAGGAATGGTTCATGACGGCGAAGTAGTATACCTCCAGCCATCAAATTTGGAAAACATTGATGCTGCTGTGTACGAGTGGGTTGATGAAAACCTAAACTTGAACTGTCAAACACACGAAGGCTTTAAAAAAGCCCCAGTTGTCTGGGTTTCAGCCGAAAGAGCTTTTCAAGTTAAAAATAATAAAGATATTCGTGACAAAGACGGGGCTCTAATATATCCCATAATTACAGTTGCCCGAACTGGTTTTACCAAAGACAGAACAAAGAAAGGTGCTGTGTATGCTCCAGTTCCGGCACATCCAGACTATCGTGGCGGAACAATAAAAATAACAAAAGAAATAAACCAAGAAAAAACAGCAAACTTTGCTAATGCTGATGCATATAAACAAGGCTCAATCCGGCAAGTCAATTTTGTTTTGCCAAAAACAAGAAAAAAAACAGTATATAAACACATTTCTGTGCCCATTCCTGTTTATATTGATGTAGCTTATGAAATCGTCATAAAGACTCAATTTCAGACACAAATGAATCAATTAACAACGCCTTTTGTGACGAATACCGGAGGGCTAAATTATTTTCCTCTCCGAAGAAATGGACATTTTTATGAGGTCTTCATTCAACAGGATTATTCTGCCGAAGACAACATAAATGCCATGAACGAGGACGAAAGAACATATCAAACAAAAGTTCAAGCAAAGGTTCTTGCTTACCTGATTGGAGATGGTACCAACCAAGCTCAACCTTTCAATGTTGTGCGTGAAAACCCGGTAGAATTACGCATTACCAGGGAAAACGCCAGTATTGGCGATGTTCCAGAGCTTTATGACCTATTTAAGAAATACAGGGAACTTGGCGAATAATTTTGCCTTTTGTTCCTTTTGATGCACTTTCGTCTATTTATTATAAATAAAGATTAGTATTGATATGGGAGATCAGTGAATGTCTGCTAGAAATTTTAGATTTAAATCACCAGGAATTAGAATTGAAGAAATCGATCAAAGTTTTGTCGATGATCCAATTGGAAACGAAGTTGGGCCAGTTATAGTTGGTCGCTCACCTCACGGGCCATCTCTTAAGCCCGTCAAAGTTAATTCTGTGGACGAGTTTACCAAAATTTTTGGAAACCCTTCACCCGGTGGAATTGCTGATACTGATCAATGGCGTGGAGATAACAACACTTCTGCTCATTATGGTGCATATGCTGCTATGGCCTATCTTCAAAATTCAGCACCTGTAACTTTTATCAGGTTAGCTGGTTTTGAACATCCAAACGCAACAGCTACAACTGGTGAAGCTGGCTGGAAAACGACGAATACAACGCCGGCCACAGACTTGGCTGATAACGGTGGGGCTTATGGCCTTTGGCTAATTCCCTCTGCTTCAGATGGTAAACACACTGCTTCAACAGCAAATGATTTAAGTACAGGTGGCGGAACCTTAGCAGCAATAATTTATTCAAATTCTGGATCGGGTGTTTCACTTTCTAGTAGCGCGCTCGCAAGTACATCGAACACAACCCTTCACAGTTATTCCAGCACAAGAGCAGAAAATGCAAACATCAAGCTCCATTTGTCACATTCACAAGCCAGCGGCAAAAATGAACTCACTCAGCAAACTGTTGAAGTAAGTTTTGATCCGACTAATTCAAACTTTATTCGCAAAGTGCTCAATACTTCTCCAATTTTAACAAACACTGCCTTATATAATAAGCCGGAAAGATATTGGCTCGGAGAAACTTTTGAAACTAATGTAAAAGAACTAAAAGCCAGTGATGGTAATATTCTTGCGTTTATTGCTCCGTTGGGGACAGGCTCTATTTCCTACAAGGCAGATTATACACGCGCCTTTCAACAACCCAAAACAGGTTGGGTTTTTTCACAGCACACTGATTTAGCTGCTAATTTTGATCCAATCGCTTCTACCCCACAGGAACTTTTTAGGTTTGTAGGTCTTAGCGAAGGCGAATGGGCTTCCAGAAACTTAAAAATTTCAATTAGCAATGTCTCTTATACCAAAATTGATGATGATGCTGGTCCGTACGGCTCTTTCAATGTTGAAGTGCGACTTGTCGGAGATAGCGACAGAAAACCAGCCGTTTTGGAAAGATTTGAAGACTGCAATATCAATCCACGTTCTTCAAAGTTTGTTGGACGTGTCATTGGAACGCAATATTTGGCTTGGGATCCCACAAATGACAAAATGGAACTATATGACGATTATCCAAATCAGTCAAAATATATTCGTGTAGAATTGGATCAGGCTCTTCTTGGCGGTGGTGTTCAAAAAAACTTGGTACCTTTCGGCTTTATGGGCCCTGCTCGAAGAAAGAAAATATATTTTATAAGCGGCAGCACCACAGAATCAAAAACAGGTTATGTCGCCCTTAGTTCCGCTAATTTCAGCACATTGGCAAACGCTTACGATGGTAGCGGGCTTGCTCATATTTCAGCAGCAACAGCTTACACAGCCAGTGTACGTTGGCCGGATTATCAACTGAGAAAAACGGCTTCAAATGCATCAACTGGCCGGCCCCAAAATGCTTATTTTGGTATTCAAGTTGAAGGCAACGCCACTTCTAGATATTACAATAGTGCATACATAGATTTGACTTATCCGCTTGGAGGCGGAGATGACAGTTGGGATAAATCCAGCACCACAGAGCATACATTTGCTTTCTCACTAGACGATGTACAACAAGTGTCAAGCTCGGCAAATGGCTGGTCTGATGATGCATCTTGGGCGGCAGGCAATAGAAAAACATATAGCTCTATTTCAGGAAAAGGTATATACTACAAACCTGCTGGAGCCGGCGTGGCAGCTACCATTGCTTATAGTAATTCCGCAGGCTGGAAAACAGTTCTTGACGCTGGTTATAACAAGTTTACTATGCCTCTCCATGGTGGCTTTGATGGCGTCAATATCAAAGAAAGAAATCCATTTGCAAACAGAAATTTGACATCAACTAATTTGGGGCAAGATAACTATGCTTACTTCTCAATCTTGACAGCCCTTAAAATGCTCAAAGACCCTGAGTTTTTGGACTTCAACCTCGCAGCCGTGCCCGGGCTTGAAAACTCTGCTTTGAACCAGAAATTGGTTGATTACTGCGAAGAAAGGGGCGATGCCCTGGCAATTTTGGATGTCGATTCAGGCTTCAGGCCTCCAGAAGAGATTAAAGACACGGACTTGACGTCCGCGACAAACAGAGGCACAGTAAAAGGTGCAACTGATTATAGAAAAGACTCTCTTAGTAATGTGGTTCATAGTTATGCTGCTTGTTATTATCCTTGGTTGAAGATTTTTGATCCAAGAACAGACAGTTTGCTTGATGTTCCGCCATCTGTGGCAATGATGGGCGTCTTTGGAAACGTCGCTGGGAATTCAGAACCATGGTTTGCACCAGCAGGATTTGCAAGAGGCGGATTATCAGATGGTTCATCTGGTATTCGGGTTCTTAGTGTCAAAGATCGTCTTACTTCTTCGGAGCGAGATGAGCTTTATGAAAACGGCATTAACCCAATTGCAAACTTCCCGGCTGAGGGAATCGTTGTATACGGTCAAAAAACATTGCAGCTCAAAAGATCTGCTTTGGACAGAATCAATGTTCGAAGATTGATGATCTTTCTGAAACGTCAAATCAGCGCTGTTGCTTCGAGAACTTTGTTTGAGCAAAACTTAAGAAAAACTTGGCAAGGATTCGCAGACGATGCAGAAGCAATTTTGGCAGCTGTGAAAGACGGTTTGGGTTTGGTTGATTACAAGTTTATTTTGGATGAAAAAACAACCACACCAGACTTGATTGATCAAAACATTTTGTATGCCAAACTATATGTAAAACCAGCTAGATCAATTGAGTTTATTGCTCTAGACTTTATTATAACAGGCACCGGTGCAGAATTTCCGGAATAAATAATAAAACACTCTACTTATTTTATAAAGAGACAAACAGGAGGCCAACGAAATGGCAGGAAAAATCGGAGATTCTAGCAATACCTTTTGGCATATGCGAAATTTGGAACCCAAAAGGAAATTTCGCTGGGTTGCTGAAATTGGAAATGAAAAAAAGATATATAGCTATATGGTAAAAAAAGTATCAAAGCCCGAATGGACAACAGCTGTAAAAGAGCATAAAATTCTGGGTCACACTTTCCATTATCCCGGTCCCGTCACATGGAACCAACTTGAGTTGAGTGTAATTGATTTGGCCGGCTCCGAAGAAGATGTCAGAAAAGGAAATGCCACATTGGCCCTTTGGGACATGATTGAAGCTTCGGGATATGCTTACCCAGAGGGAATTGGTGCTGCCGCTATTGGAATCACCAAGGCTCGGGCAACAACAGCACTGGGAACACTTCGTGTTAGCCAGCTTGATGCTGGTGGACGTATTCTTGAAACTTATAAATATCATAATCCTTTCATTGAAAAAGTTAATTTTGGTGATTATGATTATGAAGGTGATGATGTGGCCGAAGTCACAATGACCATCCGTTATGATTGGGCTCGAATTATTGCTGGCGGAGACCTATTTCAGGGAGCTGGGATGGTGGGAGCCGTCGATCAAGTTAAGAGCCCAGGCTTGGCCGGAGATGTTGTCACCGCGGGCGCCCGCCCAACAAACAAATAACTTATGAGGTGCTAAATGTCCGTTAGAAATAACGAAGAACGTCTCGGGGCTGCTCAAATGCATGTTGACGGCCCTGTCAACAACAATCCTAATGCAAGCCAAAACCAAGATCCTTTAAACTTTATTGTTCCGACCATGTTTGTGGATTTGCCCTCCAGGGGGCAATTCTATCCTTCCGGTCATCCATTGCATATGGAAGATTCAATCGAAATCAGATTTATGACAGCAAAAGATGAAGACATTCTGACCAGCCCATCGCTGATCAAAAAAGGCGTTGTCCTTGATCGTCTTTTAAAAAATCTGATTCTCAACCCTGCGATTCAATTGGACCATATGCTTCTTGGCGACAAGAACGCAATCCTCATTGAAGCAAGAATTTCAGGCTACGGACCTTATTATGTAGCAAAAATAACATGTGCAAACTGTGATTCAGAGCGCGAACAAGAGTTCGATCTTGAAGAGTGCAAGCAGGTCCATAACGGCTTCGAGGAAGGCCAGGAAGGGCCCGTGCTGCTCAATTCAGGCAACTTCCTTGTCAAGCTACCACAAACAGGTGTTGAATGTGAATTTCGGCTTCTCTGTGGTCATGATGAAAAGATTCTGGTAAAATCCACAATGCAAAAATCCAACAAAAAAACTGTCAAAAAAGAACAAAATATTTTAACACAGCAACTCAATCTTTTGATGGTTTCTTTGAACGGAAAACAAGATCCCCAAATGATAAGCTATTTCTCGGAAAAAATGCCCATCCGGGATGCAAGGGCCCTTCGCAAATATTATGAAGAAGTTAATCCAACAATGAATCTTGTGGCTTCTTATGAATGCGAAGAATGCGAACACGAAGAGGAAGTGGAGGTTCCTCTCTCCATCGGGTTTTTTTGGCCTAAGCAATGACTATATCCAAAGTGTATATGAAGAATTTTTTCTTCTGAAATATCACGGTGGATGGTCATTTTATGAAGCTTACAACCTTCCAATAACAATTCGACGTTGGTTTCTTGAGCGTTTGACAAAACAAATTGAGCGTGAAAACGAAGAAATCAAAAAAGCCTCATCAAAATAATCTTCATTCTTGCAGTTTGTTCTATTTATTGTGTCAATATCACAATTCTATGGGAACTGTACCTAAATGGCTGGCGAAAAAGAAAGAACGGATGAACAAGAGAAAGCTGCTGAAAGGCGCCGCCTGGAGCGCCTCAAGGAAATTAAAGAGGCAGGAGATCTCGAACTAGCATTGATGAAAAATATCAAAAATGCGATGAAAGACGTAGATAACAGTTATGAGAAAAGAATTGCTTCGCAGGAAGCACTAAATGAGTTACTTTTTACTGCAAATAATGATCAAGCCAAAGAAGTTAAAGTGCAACAAGAATTTAATGAAAAGTTAGGACTGTCTGTGGAAACTAACAGAGAAAATAGCAAAATAGTTGATCGGCATTTAAAGGCCCATATAGCTATATTCAAGGAGAAGGTCAAAAACGGCGAGGCCACTGAAGATGAGATTGCTAAATTCAAAAAAATTCAAAAAATGCTCGAAAAAAGGAAAAAAACTATTGATGATATAGTCTCTCTAGAAGATGAAAAAGTTCATTATCAAAAAGATTCTTTAAAAGGAATTAAAGCTCTTACCACTGAGCATAAATACTTTAAAGCGGCCCAAATGGCAGCACTAAACCCAGCTCATGCCTTGCTTAAGCTTTTTACGTTTATGATACTTCAGACTATTGCAGTTACAAAAGCATACGATACACAGA